CATCACCGTCACCGACTATTACGTCTAACTCATCTCCAGAACCGCTATCATTGAAAGCAGTAACTAAGTGAGCAGAAACTTTAGTAACAAGTGATCCGGCTGGGACCGCATATGTGAATGAGAGAGTTGCACGATCTGCAAGGGTTCCAGCATTAGCTACTGAGAAGTCCTCGAATGAGATTGTAAACTCATCTGTAAAACCTTGTGGGTTTTCGTTAATTGTTAATTTAGGCATAGTATTATATCTCCTTGGTTAATTATTAATTTACGTCTTGGATAACACCGTGTGCACCGGGATGGTACATAAGTGTAGTTAAAGCACAGTCAACATAACCACGCTCACCACCACCTAAGTTAGGTAGACGAGTTGATCCCATAGGGATTAATTCAGAAATACCGAAGTATTCTGGGTTAATTAAGTAACCAGAAGCATTAGCACCAGCACCAGTAAAGGTAGGAGCACAATCTGGGTTAGCATTAACAATAGAAACCATTCCGTGATCTGATTGATACATTTCAACAGATAGTTTAATTGATGATGAACCACCGTCGTAATTTACATTACGAACATTGTTAGTACCTATAGCTGAATCTAAACGAGCAAAGTCAGATATGACTCGACGTAATGAAGTATCAGCAACCAATGTAAGGTTGTTAGTAGAACCAGTTTCTTTATAGATGCTTGTTACTATATCGTTTAATGTAGTCTCAGTAAACGCAGCAGCACCCGCTTCAGCAACAGTATAGATACTGTCAGCTGGTGTACGGAAGTTAGCTGGAACATCAGCTGGTCCAGCACTGTCTAACCAGTCACCTAGTCCACGAAGAGCATATGCAGTACCAGCACCGTTTTCTACAGCACGATCTTGAGTACCAGAAATGGTAGCTTCAATATCACGCTTTAGCTCACGAATAGCTTTGGCTTCTGCTTGTGCAATTTTGGCTGGGCCTACTGAATCAACAGCGTCTTGTAAATCAGACACCATAAAGTCACGGCGGAATTTTTGTACGTAGTTACCTAAACGTGCACGTCCAGAAAATTTATCTGTAAATGCGGTAACGTCAGCACCCTCAGAAACACCAGAAGTTGATGGTGCAGCAAGGCTGTCAACAGTCCACTCAACAAAAGTAGCGTTAGCTTTGCTTTTATTGGCGGAAGAAAGAATCGGAGTTTCCTCTGGAGCAAGAATAGTCAAGACATCAGTCAAGTCTTCTCTGTTAGAAACACCCGATCCCGTATTAGTTGTATCAAATGTATTTGAAAATGACATTGTATTTTATAATTTGGATTATCGGTTTAATAATTGTAGTTTTCTCATTGCAGCATAATCACTTGCTTGACCAGTTTGCTTAAAGCGAGACTGAAGATCTTTGAGAGCTTTGGATGTTTTTGAGTTAGGTTTTTCTGACTTAGTAGAAGCATTATTAGCCGTACGTGTAGGTGTAAGTGATGGAGATTTCCCAGTAGTTTTACTAGGTTTGCTTTCATTAATTACTTTACGTCCATAGATACTGTTAGCAGCGTGTGCAAACATATACTCAAGTTGTCCCGAAATTTGGGGTAATTCTTTATCAAGAATTGTTTTGAGTTTATCGTATTGAGGATCACGAAGGGTTGCAAAGAAATTGTCCTTAATACTATTAGGGTCATCACCTTTTAACCATTCTAATTCTTCACGAGCCTTGTCATCAAATTGCTTCTGCAATTGTTTTCCATCAAGCTGTGTTTGAATTTTAGTTAACTGATCCGGAATGTATTCCTTCTGGGCCTTACGTGCATTTAATAATAATTTACGTACTTCCTTTTTAGTTAATTCATTTCCATCTATTTCCGTAACTACATCTTCCGCTGAATAATCATCGCTTTCAAATAATGTTTCTTCTGCCCACTCTATTGTACTCTCAATCTCATCTTGCTTTTTCTGCACATCTTGTACAGTTGCTAGATCCGAGAAAGGGTTATTTTTAATTTCTTTTTGAGGTGAACTTTGTTGTTTCTCTTTGAGTAATGATTCAAGTTGGTTAGCTCGTTCCTCAGCGGCTTTGCGTCTAGCTGTCATCTCTCCGAATCTAGCTACAGCTCTACTACCAAGTTTGTCTGCTAACTCTTGTAATTCAACTTCTGATAAGTTATCAATATCTAACTGTGAAAGAACATCTTCTTCAGAAACTTCTTCAGTAGATTCCTCTACCTCTTCAGCCTCCTCAGTATTCTCTTGAGATTCATCAGCTTCAGTCTCTTGACTTTCACCGATTAATCCCGCTCTTCTGTTCGCAAATTGCGAAACTGTCATATTTGTTTCCTCCGTTGTATTTTGAACTGGTTCAACGTCTCCAGTTGTGATTTCTTCTGACATATTTATTTATTGTTTCCACTCCTTAACGCCGAGCGATGGCGATGAAAGTATTATAACACACGTGTTTCTAATTTAATGACTGAGAATGTCGTTGCCTTAAATTATCCCAATTTGCAAGTTGCAATATTTGGTCATATGTAATTATCCTACCCGACAATTGCTGTAGTTTATCAGTATCTGAGTTATGCATCTCCGATATTGTTTCTTCCCTTAAGCGATGTAGGACTTGTACAAATCGAGCAAAGTGCTCGTGGTTAGCTAGTGCTTTTAAATCGTCTTCTAATGTCATTATTGTTGAGGCATTTCTTGTGTTTGGACTTCACCCATTTCTGCTGGGTTAGTTCCTATTCTTCCTATCTGTGCATTCTGCATTTGTTGCATTTGGAATGTATATTGTCCAGCATATTTTTGTAAACGAGCTGCAAACGCTTGGTCAGTTTGTGCCCTTTGGCCCACATCTGGTTGTGCTGTATATTGTTGAATCATCTGTAATGCAGTCTGGCCACCATTAGGTCGAGCCGGCATTTCTATACCAGCATATATCTTAGCTAAGTCATCCGTAACGTCTTTCATTACTTGCTCTTGTGCTTGTTCTGCTGGTTGTAGTATATTATCTGATAAGATAGGATCGATGCTGGCCGCAGCAACTTCTAATAAACTGTTAATATTTATACGACCACTACTATCAAGTTGAGTTAAATTTTTAAAAGCCTCTATCTTTTGCTCAATAACTTCTGGGTCAGAATTTAATACATCGTAGTTTACAATAATATCGAACTCCTCGTTGGGGTCACCCTTATTTAATTGTAAGGATTCTGGTACTCCAGTTACCCTAAAGAATATACTATCGGGGCCGAATCTTTGAAAGCACTTGAATGACATCTTAAGTACCTCGGCTATGTGAGATAGAAATTTATTTGTAAGGAATTGCAAACGAACTGTACTCATTTGTGATCCTTCGTCTAGCCCTACAAGTTTGTCAGCAACTTTTTCTAGTGTTTGTTCAATCTCTACGGATCCACTATTGTATGGAGGTGAAGGAGCAAAATCCAAATCACCTTTACGTCTATAAGGAATCATCCGTCCCGGTCCCCAATCTGTAGGTGCTTGTCCGACCGGATGAAGAATAGGAGGAATTGTAGCAATGCTGTTTCTATCAATGCGTGAATCACGCTCTACCTTGACTTGGTTTTGTATACCTCTAAGAAGGTGTGGTATTGTTTGTGCATCATACAGACGTTTACTATCTTCGGATAACTTAGTTACCACAACCGGATAGTCCTCGTATCCATTCATTAATTCAAATTTAGCGTAAGATGGGTTTACACCATCGCCATCAAAGTCCTTGTGGAATATAGTCTGGTATATACCTTCTGATCCATCTTCTTCATCTATCAGTCTCTGGTATCCGTATACTATTTCGATCAATTCTTCTGCTTCATATACACTATCATTAAATGAAGAGCTTCTGCGTCCTTCTTGTTCTCTTTCTATTGAATCAATACTTACACCTCTATAGTGCTCGATAGCGTAATCAACAAAGTCCTCATCCCATCCATCTGTTGCTACTTTATTTTGTAACTCTTGTGGGGTATAGTAAGTTCTCCAAAAACAAAATGGTGCTCTCTGCGGATCAGTTACGTATGTAGGAAAAAAGAAATCACCGTCCGGGGCTAGTGTCTTTACTTCTGGTGCATCTATCTGTCGCTTAACAACCGGCAATTTTGCCTCACCATTTTTTCTTAAATCTTTTAGTGCTTGTTTAATTCTTTTAGGTGTAGCAGTAGGGAATGTTTGTTGTAACATAAACCCAATCTGATCATCTTGCTCTCCGGATTCAATAGCACGAAAAACATCTGGGTTCATTTGACCAATCTGTGCTAGATCTAAATTCTGTAAAAATGTTCTATCCTCTCTGTGCCACCCGATGTATGTAATTAACATACCTCTCTCTAGTAAATAGTTAGCACCTAGTTCCATTTCTTGCTTAAAACGAGGGATATATCCGGATGTAGACATCCATTTCAAGAAGTTAGATACCACCTTAGCCTTGGCTGTATCACCGGCTTCTACCGGATATGCACGTATATTAGCCCTATTTAGGCTGGACATAAACATAGAAACAAGGCGAGTAATACGCTCATCAATTGTATGAGCCTCTATATCCGATGCACCCTCCCAAGGGAATGCGTCCGCTCCGTGCTTTCTGTGGTCACGGCTCTTGCCGGGCCAAAAATTTCTTCTATCATCATACGAGGTTCTACACAAATCAAAATAAGCTTCAAGCTCAGTTGTTGTTTGCTCGTATGCGTATCTTAATGTTTTAACATCTGGTTCTTTCTGAACGTATGTTAATGAATTTGAAATTGAGTCACTGTCCATTTTCTCTATCTTTTATTGATTCTATGGTTTTTCTAATTAAATCTTTAGGCATCGCTATTCTATCACACATATCCCTATTTGACATAGGTACAGTATGATCGTGCTTAATATAACGGCAAAGCATTTCCCAAGCAGCTAGTCTATCTATATGTTCATTTCTCCAGATTGTACTATTTGTTATATCTGTTTTAACTGTTTCTTCTTTTGTGAACGTATCTATAGCTCTCTCCCTTGTCATCTTTAATGCATTCTATTGTTATGATTTTACCAATAAGTTTTCCCCAAAATCTCCTCGGTATTAGTACTGGTACTTTTTTTGCTATTTCTTTTATGTGAGCCCAATTAAACATTTTGTTAGGGCATTCATTTAATATCTTTGCATTATAATGTTTTGGAACTATTTCTGGGATCTCAAATGATTCTAGTAGTATATCATTACCGTCTTCGTTTATCCAAGTTCCTTTACCTTTCCCGGTAATCATTTCTGCCGGAAGTTTTTCTTGAGCTAGTTTTAGAGCATCATCGAACTCTATATTGTTTTTTTCTGCTATTTCCTTCAATCGAGTCTTAGCCATTAGTATCCTCCTTTATCTTTAGATGTTGCCATCATATTATTACTGTTAAAATGATCTGGGCCTAAGCCACCATTACTCATTCTTAAGTAACGTATTAGATCAAAAAAATCCTTTAGTGCCTCATCCATCTTTCCATTACTATTGTAATTAATAAGGCTGTCAATTAAATTCTCACAACTTTCGTGTATATAACACAGAGGCCTATTAGCTTCATCTATACTATAATTGGGATTGTAGTTAAACCATTCGTCTACTGCGGTAATACCAATTTCTTCCATCTTACCGTCACTGGGTACAAATAACATACCATTATCGTCAAAGCTTGTAAATAAATCGGTATTGTTCTCATTTTCTTTAGCAAAATATCTTGAGTCACCTATTCGTTCCATTACTTCTACGTCTAGTTCATCTTCTATGTTTTCAAACAGTTCTACATAACCGGCTACATCTAAGCCTATCTTCTTTGATGCTGGGCCGTACTTCCATTTGGGATCCCCAAACATAGCCCACTCTCCGTAAGTAGCTCTATCTGGCCACTCTTTCATTATATATACCTCTCCTTCTTCGTTTACAGCAGCCCATATGCTTACGTAATTCCTAGCACCAGCTGGGTCAACCACTTGATATACGGTAAAGTCCTCGTTGATTTCGGGGAACTTCATACCGTGTTTGTTTTCCTCATCACCTAGTACATTGACTTCTGTAGAAAATAACGGCAAAAGCGAAGTCATTGACTTTACTGGCACACCATATGCTCTTACTAAGATGTCTTCCTCGGTCCGGCCCTCTAAGTCCTTTGCTATACGTTCATAGCCACCGAAGGGGTTTTCATCTGAATGAAGATAAATAATACTTGCATCTCTCTCTGGACTGTATTGCTTTACCGGCAATGGCTTATTTAATAATACTGCTTGCTTTGTCTCTAGTGTTTCTGCTCCTTTTAGATATTCGTTAATGAATGGGGTATATCCATCTATGGGCGTAAACCCTATTAGGAGTTTGGAGTTCCGTGTAGCTAATCGAAAGCGAAGGGTATTTACTAATGCTGAATCACCTAGGTATTCATCTAACCAAGCCCCGATGTTTACTGCCGTTGGTTTATTGAAACCGAATTCAAATCCCTCTAGGATAGTCTGNTTATTGCTGAACTGTGTGTAAGTCTTGAAGTCCACACGCGTTCTGGTGTCCGGAAAAATAAATGACTGCCCAGTAAATCCATTTTGCATAGAGAAGTTAATGTAGCCCTCTATACTCTTTGTCTTTCTCTTAAACTCCCTAGGCATCATCTCCCAGATAGCTGCTTGCTGTACCTTGACCGATGTATCTGCATTTTGAGAAAAACAAACAATATGACCGTCCGTGTTCTCGGTGACGGATTCCATAACTATCTTAGCACAACCAGTAGTCTTCCCGGATCTATTACCCCCTAGGGTAAGGCATTCATTGTACTGAGACAGCCCGTCCTTGATTCTTTGCCATCCGGCTAGATCAAAGCCATATCTAAGCGGGTCCTCTTCTGCTGCTTGTATACGACCCTCGTGGGCCTTATGTAGTTCACCCAGTAGCTTAGGATCCTTCTCGGCTAGTAATAGTATCTCCTCATCCGTAGGCCCTACTACGATCGGGTGCTGTGTAAACAATAACTCCATTATGTTTCCTCGGACTCATCTTGAGAATCCTCTTCGTCTATCCATATGATGTTCATATCCGAATTACTCTGCATATCCTTGTTAGTTTCATACAAAAGCATACGACCTACCTTGTTATTGTTGTAATCATAGAATAGATCTCCATCGTCATCCATAACAATAAACATATAGTTAGTAAAGTGTTCTCCTAGGTTTCCACGTATCTTGTCAAACAAGTCATCATAGTCTTCATCAATCATCTGCTTGTATATCTATTACATCTATTTCTTTTAACTTGTTTATTCTATCACGAGCCGCCTTGATTGTTTCTTCGTAGTCCTCTTGACTATAAACTTTTCGGTCCTCCGTAATGCTCGTAGCTTCACCCCTAGCTGTCAACGCCTCCCTAGCTGAGTTAGCCTTAGCTATTGACAGTTCTTTTAGATCCCGGAATGTGGGCTCCAGCTCACCGGTGTCCATCCGGTCCCGGACTTTCTGTATTAGATCCTCCTCTAGGCTGGCCATATTTAAATAGTTCTTGGCCGCTATCTTCCCGGATAAGTCCTTGAACTTACCTAGATGATCAGCATAGTCAGCTAGTACATTAATAACAGTCTCCCTATCGAACCCGTACTTGCGTACCATACGGGTCTGGCTTGTGCCAGTAGCGTATAGGTATAGCATCTTAGCTACCTTCTCCGGATTATGTCTACTTAGACTGTTGACCTTACTAAGTTCTTTTGCATCAGCTACTTGCCGGATTGATGCCGTTATATCGTTTATTAAGTTATCCTTGTCATCCATTTATTTTCAATTATCTTTGCCAAAACCGGGATGTCAAGCATTATATATGATATAATTCTAAGGTCTCCTTAAGGAAAACCCTTAACGATAAAGCTTTCTAACAAAAGAAAGCTAACCTTAAGGATACCGTAATTGTAAACTGTGTCAAGTAAATTCTTATGAATAACATATTTTTTTAAGGTTACCTTGATGATACAGTACTGACACGCACCGCTGTGACTTCGACCCCCCCCGCCCCCTAACGATTTTTAGATTAGGGAAGAATATCTGCAGTAAATCTACCATTAGCGTTGCTTATACTATGAATAAGTAAAAAAAACTGCGTGAGCAAGAGTCATTAGGGGATGGATATGGGGTGCGTATTGGGTCAGAGATTCTAACGGCTTTTTGATTAGGTATTGGAAAAACCCAAAATGGCGAGGATGGACG